TGGATTCTATAACACCCAAGGTGGATGGTTCCAAACTTTAGGTACTAAACTTCAAAAAGTATCTAATAAGATTCACCAAAAAACATTGCGCGGTGGGGCTAACTTCTTAGTAACATCTCCTGCAGTTGCAACTATCCTTGAGTCTATCCCAGGATTTGCTGCAGATACGGATGGAACTAAAATGGAATTTGCTGCCGGCGTTCAAAAAATTGGTTCAATCAATAACCGTTATACTGTATACAAAAATCCATACATGACTGAGAATATAATTTTAATGGGCTTTAGAGGCTCTCAGTTCCTCGAAACAGGTGCTGTATTTGCTCCTTATATTCCGTTAATTATGACTCCGCTTGTATATGATCCGGTGAACTTCACTCCGCGTAAAGGTGTCATGACACGTTATGCGAAGCAAGTAGTTCGTCCAGAATTCTACGGAAAAGTATACGTTCATGGGCTTAACACGCTTTAATAGTTAACTTCGATTAAAACGATAATTAACGAATTAACTAATTAAATAAGGAAGGGTGGCTTTGGTCACCCTTTCTTACTGTTTGTATATTTATATTAAAAGATATCATGGCAGTAGAAAGAACTAAATATGAAATGTTTGCAGAAATACGGTATGCAGGTCGACTCATCGATGTATTAGATCGAATTCGAGCTATACGAATGGTTTTAATGGTTCATATAGAACGAGATTTAGGTCCAGATAAAGAATTAATCAAAATAAAAGTTATGACTGCATATCCTCCAAAAGAAACATTTTTTGCTATAAGAAAAATGTGTTTAGGAAAAATTGAAACATTGAAAGACATGACTCTTTTACAATCAACGCTTACAAAATTATTTTAAGGTTATTTATGTCTACACAAAATCGAGAAAAAACGCCACCAAAAACTGATGTTAAATTTTCAATAACATTATCAGAAGAACAAAAACAAGCAAAAGCAAAAATTTTAGAAACACCATTTAATTTTATTTTAGGAAAAGCTGGTTCTGGTAAAACGTTGTTAGCAGTTCAAGTTGCACTTGATATGTTTTTTAAACGGCAAATCAATAAAATTATCATAACACGGCCTACGGTATCAAATGAAGATAACGGATTTCTTCCTGGATCGTTAGCAGAAAAAATGGATCCATGGTTAGTTCCATTGCGTAGCAATATGCGAAAAGTATACAATAAACCAGATGTATTAGATAAAATGGAACGAGAAGAAAGTATAGAACTAGTTTCATTGGCTCATTTTCGAGGCCGTACATTTGATAATGCAGTTTGTATCGTAGATGAATTTCAAAATTTAACTAAACAACAATTACAGATGGTAGTATCTCGATTAGGAAAAGAAAGTATCATGATACTTACCGGAGATCGTTATCAAATTGATTTAAAATTCGGAAATGATTCGGCAATACATGAAGTACCAAAATTAACTAAATCAAAATATGTTAATGAAATTATATTATTAGATAATCACCGTCATGAATCATTAAATGAAATTTTAAAACTCTTAAACGAAACGTACTGATATTTATATAAAAAAGGAGTACAATGGATTATTCAGAAAATAGGCCAATATGGCCCGGAAGTTCTTCATTTACCTCCGGCAGTACTCCGTTTGGATTTTTTGATTCAGATGTTGTGTTTCAACAACATGCAGATAAATTTGCCAAAATGGCGGCACAAACATTAGGCTATCCCGTACTAGATGTTGAACTCGTAGCTGTAAATTTTTATACAGCTTTCGAAGCGGCTGTTGTAGAATATTCAAATCAAGTAAATCAAGTAAATATTGCTAATAATTTATTTAACACATTAGGAGTTCAAACAGGCTCTAGTTTTTTAACTAATAATAGTTTCACTGATGCGTTAATAGGAAATACATTTGGTTATGTTTCTAAATTATCGAAAGCATATGGTACTGAAGCAGATAGCGGAGGTAATTTAAAATGGCATACTATACGTTTTGATATTGAACCTGGACAGCAAACGTACAGCATAAAAACTGCAGTATCAAAATCATTAGGCATCGTTTTAACAACTAGCTCCGTAGAAATTAAACGAGTAATTCATAACGCACCGCCTGCAATCGTACGATATTTTGATCCATTTGTTGGTACGGGATTAGGTTCTCAACAATTACTCGATTCATTTGATTTTGGAGGATTTTCTCCATCAGTATCATTTATGATGATGCCAATACATGCAGATTTACTTAGATTGCAATCAATTGAGTTCAATGATCAAATACGAAAATCGCAATATTCATTTGAAATACATGGAGATGATATAAAATTCTGGCCAGTTCCCGTAAAACCTACAGGATCTTCATCTGCAACACCATTTTTTGATAAAGTAATGGTAGACGTTATATTTGAAGATGACAAAACAAATGAAGCAGTTTTATTCGGCAATACAGCACTTATGCGAGGTGTAATTACGGACGCATCAAATATCCCATATAAGTATCAAACATACAGTAGAGTGAATGATATGGCTCGATCTTGGATATTTAGATATGCGTTAGCACTTTCAAAAGAAATGTTAGGATATATACGAAACAAATATAGTAGTATACCTATTCCAAATGGAGAAGTAACACTTAATGGTGCTGATTTAACGTCGCAAGGGCAAACAGAAAAAACCGAATTAATTACACAACTTAGAGAGTTTTTAGAAAAAATGACTCGAGAACAAATGATAACTCGACAAAATGCAGAAGCTACACAAATGTTAGAACTGCAATCAAAAATTCCTTTAAAAATATATGTTGGATAAAGGAGTATCATGGCACTATTTGGAACAATGCGAGATGCTAAATTTTTAGCATCAATTAACAAAGAAATGATAAATGCAGTAGTAGATACTGAAATTGAATTTTATAAATTGATATTAGATACTACCGAATCCAACATATATGGAGAATCGGATTCGAAATCATATTATGATTCTATATTATTGCCATGCATTATAACTAAAGATGATAAAACTGCAACAATGGATGATTATGGACATAGCTATACACGCACATTAACATTTGGAGTCTCTAGAGATTTATTAGAACGTGCAGAATTTTATCCAGAAGTTGGCGATATTGTGTTATGGGATAATGAATATTATGAATTAGATAGTGTTGATGCAAACAAATATTTTGTAGGAAAAAATCCAGAAACGTGGCCGAATGGCGATAGTCATGGATATAGTGTTTCTATTATGTGTAGCGCACATGCATCTCGACAAACACCATTGGGAATAAAAAATTTGCGTAAAGGCGGAACTAATACATTTCCATTTAAAGGATAACGATGCCTAGATTAAATAGACAGGATATTGATAGAAAAACAAATAAACCGAATCCGCAACAAACGGAAGGTATTACGCCTGACCTATTATTAAATCGTGCAATGCAAATGCGTCGAGATGATGACATAATTAAAACAAAACAACGTACAATTTATGATATTGATTTTGCAATTAAATGGTATATTGAAAATGAAATTCAGCCGCAAATAACTGCTAATAAAGAATTAGTTGTTGTACCTGTTATTTATGCTAATGGTGAGAAATGGGACAATGTACGACGTTTGGGTTATTTGCGTGACGAAAAAGGAATGCTTCAATCTCCATTAATTATGTTGAAACGAAACTCAGTTTCCGAACGAGATGCACAAAAAACATTAGACGTTAATCGACCACACCCGGCAAATTATATAATTTATAGAAGTAAGTATAATTCTAGAAATCGGTATGAAGATGAATTATTTCCAATACCTACCAATCAACCACAACAATCAGAACAATTTTACATTATTGATATTCCTAAATATGTTACTGTAGAATATGATATGATGTTGTGGTGTGATTTTACAACACAATTAAATGATTTAGTTGATCAAATTTTGCCATATGGTCGTTTTTCTTGGGGAAATGAAACAAATAAATTTCAAACTACAATCGGATCAATAAATTTCGAAACGATTAATACAATTGGAGAAGATCGATTAGTACGGGCAACGATTCCATTATCCGTTTTAGGTACGCTTTTATCGGAACAAGAAGTTAGAATGTCTACTATTAAAAAAATGTATTCTATTAAAAAAGTATCATTTGATCAAATTATCGATGTAGACAATAACATATTCGAAACATTGGAAATTCCAACACAATTGATGCAAGTTCAAACCAATATATTAAATGGTGGTTCTGCAATTATATCTGGCGGGGGCATTTCTGTTAGCATTAATGCACAAGCAATGAATTATTTAACAAACATTACAGAACAAATTGCAACATATTCGAATGCAACAACCGTAACTATTTCTGCGTTTGCCGCCTGTAATCCGGTAACAACTACCGTTGCTACTAACAATGAGTTTGATGTGTTCATCAATGGACAATACGTTGATAAAGTCGTATATTCATGGACGCCTAGTGACATTGCATCTCAAACAATTGTGTTTGACACAGCAACATTAGGATATACGTTAACTGCACAAGATGTGGTCGTAGTTAAAGGGAGATGGGCATAATGGCACGTCAGTTTAGACCCGGACAATTACAAACCGGATCTTTATTTAATATTTCATCTAGTTATGCCGTAACGGCATCATATGCATTAAATGGCGGCGGCGTAGTTACATTTCCATTTTCTGGAAGTGCTGTAATTACAGGCTCATTGCAAATTAAAAGCGATATTAACAACGTATTCTTAATTAAGAATTTTAACAATCAACCTATATTAACTGTATCACAAAGTGGTGTAGTAGTCTTTGCAACACAAAGCGTTGAACTAACAGGATCGGCACCAAATGGTGCAATATACTTTACATCCGAATCTTTTTTTGTAGGTTTAGATT